AGCGTTATCTCTTTTAGCGGTGGCTTCTGCTGTCGCTTTTAGCATTTCTTCTCCAGCCAATTCTCCACTATTAATTAAATTTTGAATTGTATTCATTCTATCTTCAAAGACTCTATTAATTCTATCCTCATCATCTATGTAATCTTTATTTTCCCGATGAGAACCAACAAGTGCAGCAGTAGTATAGTCTGCTAATTTTAACACATTACCTGTAATATGTTCATCTTCTTCTAACTCGTTATAGATTTCTTCCATTAAAGGTATTAACACATACTTCAATAAAGTAGTTTTACCACTCCTAGCAGTTTGAATCCAACATGTGTGAACTCTAGTATCAATAGTAGTTGGCCCATAAGGTATTTCCACCATATGTTTAACTAAATCTCCTAAAATAGAATAATAACCTATCATTGCAGGAATGTTATTATAACGGGAATAACTTAAACAAACTTTTTCAAAATTACGAACAATTTCTGGAAGTTCAATTTCATTAACGGCCTCTTCTTCTGCATCTAAAGTTTCTTCTTCATATTCATAATCCCAATCATCGTCGTTCATTGTTTCACCTTCTTTTCGGAGTTAAATATATTTAATATTCTGTTGGCCGTAGTATCTCCAACACCATCTAATTTACATAGTTCACTTACTGTGCAATCTCCTATCTCCATAATAGAGCCATATTTTTTAATAAGAGCCTTCGCTTTATTTTCACTAACTCCCTTTATGGTGGATAGCATATTTATCCTCACATCATCGGTAGTTATTCTTTTGAATAAGTGAGGTTTTATTGGCGGTCTATTTATGGGCTGCATTTTAGTAATAGTGCAAATTATAGATGCGGCTAAAGTTTCATTTGGAACCCAAATGGGTTTAATATCAGTATCAAGGGCTATACGCCCTATGCCCCCATAAAACTTGTTAGTTAGTAATTGCATTCGTCTATTAATCGGCATACTCTTAGGAGCGTATTTAACGTATTTTAAGGCATCACTTAATGTGCCGTAAATCAGAACTATATTATTCTCAAAACATCTATCCATATTATCTAATTGAGTCCATAACCTTTTAGATAATACCGATGATAAAAAATCGTGAGTAGATTTTGCCTCAAAGCAAGTATTCCCAACAATATAATCCCCCACTTCAATCCATTCTTTAGTGTGAGAGATGTTCATTTTATCACATTTAGATATAACTAAATCTGTTAAGGTAGATTTTTCCCTACTATCAATTATTAAAGACATGTTATTCCCGCCTTATTTTAGCCACTAATGAGTCCCACCAAATTATTAATCTTATTACTAATAGTGAAATCGCAAGTTTAATTTCTTTCATCATTTCAACCTCCAACATTTTCCTATACAATACCCATTAGATATTAATTTTTCACAGTTGGGGAAATTATAATCTCTATTAACTATGAATCCAACTCTATATTTAGTTACATTTTCTTTAAAATCTAACCAAACATTGTGAGTTTCATGTAGATATTTTATTTCTGCAACAATTTGCTCAATTATTTGATTCTTAGTATTATTATCCGGCATAATTTTAGTAGAGGTGAACTGCACCTTTCGGTCAGTCCATAGTAATAAATCCCTATACCAACTAACAAGATATGCTCTTGCTTCATCTGTGGGATTCTCCACCATTATAGCACTATACATACATGGGGGTATCGGTAATTTACCGACTTTAATTACATCTACCTCAATATTAGATTCTTCAATTGGTGGAACTTCCGGCCAAGTAACTAATTTATTCCCATATATTTGGAGTGTAATATTGTTAGGTTGTTGTGCTAACTTTAGCATATCATTACCTGTAACATTCTCATGGAGATTATCTATTGATAATGGTATGCAATAGTAGCATCCCCCATCATAAGAAGCCTTCATATTCATTGTATTACGAATACGTCGCAATCTCCTACTAGATATCGCACTACTATCTAAAGTCCCATTGATAGTTACTTTCTTAACTTCATTAAAGAATGCATTTAATTTACGAATATCCTTTATAGGTTTACCATATACATAAACATGAAATCCCCTGCCGGAAAACGACATATCGAATTTATAATCTTTATCGAGTAAATACTGAGTCACTAATAGTAAATCTTCCATACATTTTTCTATTTCTTCTTTTACAATGAATTGCGCTCCTGTAACTTTATTGGTTTCCCCATGATGAGCGTCAAAATCTAAAAATACTCTATCTAAAATAACAGTAGATACTACTGCTTGTTTATGACTATATGTTTCATAATCATATACTGAAGTAAAGCAATTCATTTTACCATTATACAACTTAACGAAGTTGCGGAATTCTTCTTGGGAATAAACTAATTTGCGTTTATTAGCAAATGCTGTAGTCTGTTTATTAGCACTTGGCCAAACTTCTCTTGGAAATTTCATTTCAATAGCACCATTCCAACTACAATAATAGTTAGAATGTTAACTACATTAACCATCATAATTATTCTATTACTGTATTTAAGAGTAGAGTGTATCTCTTCCATAGTCTCAGTTAATTTCTTTTGACCTTCAAGCATTTCTTCAAAAACCATTTCAAACCCTCTTTACCTTTACATTACCACTTCTAGTTTCTACTACTCCATCCTTTTCTTCTAAGGAAGGATTTTCATTTATTATTACATCTTTACCAGCAATTAAATCATCCATAGGGTCGGGTGAATATTTCTCCGTTAAAGTGGCTGGCTTTTCAGCCGCAATAACAGAGGTTGGGGGGTTATTTGAAAAATTCACAGTAGCAGATTCAAACTTTTCCTGAAATGCTATCATAATTTCACCTTTTAATTTACTTATTACTATCCTCTTGAATAGTAAGCCGAAATTAATTCCAGTTTCTTTAACCTCAGTTTCCCATATCATTTCTAATTGCTCATTGGGAGTTAACTCATGGTATAATTCCTCAGCAACAGTTTCAGCCGCTTCTTTTAATTTAAGAAGTTCGTGGAATTTCCAATCTTTACTATTTATTTTATTCATTATTTTTTCTCTCATATCACCACTCCCACAAAGATGAATATTGTGCCGCATCACATATACCAATATAAGAACAATACTGGCATTTATTAGCATAATATGAAGCCGGAAAACTATTCTGCTCATAAGCGTATATCATAACAGCAATTCTTTTTACTATATCATTCTCATTTCGGGTTTTAACCTTCTCAACATAGAAATAATTAGCCGCTGGGAAATACCATCCCCAATGAGTTACAGGAGTTAATTCACAGTCGGGGTCATTATCCATCAAAACCTTATAGAAGGCCATTTCCTTTCTCATGTTTGTAGCCTTACGGTCTTTCCATACCCCTGTTTTTAATTCAATGGGTATGAATCCTTCACCTTCAGTAAATACCCTATCTATAATACCCTGTAAATGAACCACATAATTACGAGATAATTCAAACTTAGGATTTGCATCTTTAGGTATAATCACTTGAGCGTTACACTTTATTTCGTTTCCTGATGGAAGGAAATTATCTATTTCGCCTTCAGGTGCAAGAAACCTTTCAGTTTCAAAGGTAGCCATAGTTTGATACATGTCCCCAAAATCATCAATTGGAAATAAACTCATACAATATTCATACAAATCTTGACGAGATAATCCTTCTGCTTTCTTAATGTCGAAAGAATTGTAAAAATCTTCATGAGAATTGTGAATAATACTTCCTTTTATCATAACAGGGGTTGGTTCTGTTTTTCTACCTTCAATATAATTAAATTCAAATTGCTTTCTGCAATATTCAAAAGTATTTAGTGAAGATTTTGTAATCTTAAGTATCGGCATTGATGGGTCATTAGCCCATTCGTGATTCCATTGGTATGTAAATTCGCTCATTGTATTCCCTCTTTCCATTTCTTAATCATGTTATCTAATCCTACTATTAAGTCAACCATATGACTTTGGACTTTTTTAATATCTGTTATTTCTTTTTCTAAAGTTTGAACTTTAGCCTCTAATTTGTGTAGTCTTTTCGCATCAGTTGGGGCTTTTTTCCAAAACATTAGAACCACACATCCAACAATTGTTGTTTATCATCCATTTTACATGGGGAAATATCCCAATTCATTGCATCAAAAACAGGTTTTGCTTTTTTAATTACTTCTGCTTCGGCTATAAATGCCCAATCTGGATTAAATGATTCCAATTCCGACAACTTTCTTACTGAAACAAATGACGCAGGTTTTGAAATGCCGTTCCAATCAGTATAAGTTTGTCCCATTAATTTACATTTCAAATAATAAAAAGAATCAGTTAATTTATCTTTAGGATTAATATGTTCATCATAGTAGAATCTTCCCGCTTCACCGCCACCATATTTCGGATTTTTACCTTCTAATGTTTTACATTCCCGTAATTTAGCGGAACAGCGGTCATTTTCACAAAGAGAATCCGGTATTATATTTAGTAACTGTTTAAGATAATCTACTTTATATTTTTTACGACATTTTCCACATTGGAGTTGTAACCTATTAGCCCTAACTCGACGGCGTTTAACTAAATCAGGTTTTTCCACATCTCCCTTAAGAATAGTATTATACATACCTTTTACATATGCAGTAATTTCTTGCTGGGTTTTTTGATTCATCCACATCTCAATAGTCTTTTTCTGCACTTCTTTACCTAAAGATGATTCTGCTATTCTTTTAAGAGCAAAACCTGTGCAAATAAATTCGGGAGTAGTAAGATGAACCCCGTCTTTCCATGTAATGTAGCCAGCGTTACGGTTTTTTGTAGTGCCGACCCCCAAAACAGAATAGTATTTTTCAAATTCTAATTCCATTGGGTGAGTTTCTAATCCCATTATATTTGGGAAAATATTTTCTTGAATATGAGTATTAAGGATTTCTTTAATTTCTTCGGCTTTTTCAATAGAAGGGATAGGAACATAGAGTGAATCTGTATGTGCGTAGACTACTTTCATATGTCATCACTCCAGTCAATAACACCCTTAATTGATAGTGCTTTTGGAGCCTTGTCTGTATTCCAATTTTCATCTTCCCACCTTTGTTTTATTCTTCCTAATAACCATAAATGAAATGTAGTTGTAACGGCAGCAATGGAATCCATTGAAAATGTCTGCTGCGCTTTTTCTTTAGTAAGAGCAGTTCTATGGAGTTTTAAATTAAATTCTTCCCAATTCATTATTGCATTATGTTGTTCTTCTGTCATATCTGCTAACACCATCATTTGAGCAATAGCGTCCACTAATGTTTTTGGTTTTTCTTTCATAATATCATTCCTCCTCATCCCTATGTTCACGCTCACAATGTTTACAGTTGAATTTACCTTCAAATTCAGGTCTGTGTTCCATTGGTTTAATGCATTTCATGCGTTCACTACTCCATCCCATTTGTTGCCTTTGCTTATATTGTCTACCGCCCATAGCGGTTGTAAATTGTTTAACGCCCAACACTTCTTGAAGTCAGGGTGTTCTGTCGAATCATAGTTGAATGATGCAACTGGTCTTATATGGTCTATGTGCCACTCACTCATGTTATCCCATGAGTAACCATTCTCTTCTGTGAATTGTGATTCAAAATGATTGTATAATTCATCAAAGGTATAATCTAACAAATCAAATGTCTTTAACCCATTTTTATTTCTTAAAGAATGTCTTACACCTGCTGATATTCTTTGATTTAATCTAAACGCAGAGTCAGTTTCTCGCCGTTGTTTGTGATATTTTTTCATATATGCCCTAACCTTTTTGTAGCGATGACCACCCTTTGCATTCGCCTTAATACCATTTTTTATTCTTGTCTTTCTTCTGTTTTCATCAACACATTTCCTCTTACCACAGGTTATCCCATCTATTCTTTTAGGTTTACCGACTATTCCACATTCCCTACATTTAATTGTAGACCTTGCTTCCCACCTTATTTTTTTATTTTCTTCTGTATCTTTTCTTGAACGACATAATGGAGTACAATACTTTGCTACTCTATGATTGTTCTTAGATGGTTGAAATGTTTTACCGCAATGAAGGCAGGTCTTGGGTGGATAATCTACTATTGATTTAACCCTTCTTTCATTTCTACAATCATTAGAGCAATACTTAGCGTGTTCTCGCTTGGCTTCAAACTCCGCATTACAAACCACGCATTCTTTCATACTTCCAACTCCCTCACTTTAAATGCCGCTTCTCTAATTGCTTCTCTTGCACTAGCAGTTACACTTGCCGCTAAATCAACATCATACCAACCGAAACCTCTTTTCGCAACAACGCCATAAAAACTCGCAAGTAATCGCTTAACAGCCATTTGCATAGAATTCCATTTAATGTATTCTGTTTTATTATTAGCCTTTAATGCATTTAACATGTTTATTTTATATTCTTTTCTTAGGGGTTTTAACGTAGCAATGGCGTTTGGTAATAAACCTAATTTATCAGTTTTATAATAAACCCATTTATGAGAAGTAATTTCCGAAAAATCTCTAGGAGTGTTAAGGTTCACTTTCAGTTCAGTTTCAGTTTCACTTTTAGTTTCCCATGAAATGTTCCGAGATAATATACATGATGGGTAAAGAGAAGCAAAGTCAAGTGCGGCAACATTAAGATGTAATCCATTAGTTCCTTCATCTAATGGGTTGTAAATTAATGCTCCCGAATAAGGTTCTTTTTCAACATATTCTCCTGTTGGTGCTTTCCACCAAGCATGTCTCATAAAATATACACTACCCATATGAGATACAAAGAAACAATCTTCAAAAGGTGCTTTAATTAATTTTTGAATCGCTAATACACCTTCACTAAGCCCCATTTCTTCATCTATTTTATGGAGTAACTCCGCATCTTGCACACAATACTCTAAATAATTCTGAGTATCTTCTAACCATGCTCTCATGAAAAACTCATTTCTATCAGTAAATATAGATTCCTTTTTCTTTCCTTCACCAACAGAAACACTTGCACAATATTCTAATGATGTGCTGGGTAAAGTTCCTCTTTGAGAATCCATCCATTGTCTTTCAAATGCATGGTCGAGATTTAGACATATTCTACCCTTAATAGGTTGGTCTATTAAACTATAATCAATATCTCCAATTATTTTATGTCCTACATTTTTAACTTCATTATAGGGCGATAATTGTCTAGGGTTTAATCCATTCTCATGCATCCTTGTAATTAGTTTAGGAACATCGGATTGAAGTCCCCACCAAGCAATTAACATGTCGGGGTCATGTTGTTTCATCATAGTAACGAAATGCAAAAGCATTTCCTTTTCACTACCAAATGTATATTTTGTTTGGCTTTGATGAAATGTCGTATCTGGAAACCATACCCACTGATACGATTTACCAGTGTAATTATCATACACTGCAATAGTAGTAATAGCACCTTCATGTTCATGTCCTTCGGGCAACCATTCCATATCCCAATACCATTTACGCAAATTATATTCAGGAACATTATTTAATTCATCTACACAATAGCGACGAAGAATAGGAACATCTGCTTCCCAAGTAGCAGCGAATTTTTTCTTTACTGAATTCATATCTTTTGGGTGGGAGTAAAAAACTTTAGTTAGACTTTGACGTTGTAGATTAACCCAATCACCTTTTTTATATTCCAAAAACCCTGTTTGTTTAACAGGTTTATGTCCAACCATGTAATGTTTAGTTGGATAAGTGGCTGGATTAGGGTCTATTGCCCTAATGAAAAAATAAGGTTTGAAATCGGAGATTGTTTTTTCTTTACGTTGGTTATTTTCATCTCTCCATCTAATTTTAATAGACTTATCTGTATCAGTCCAACTAATTATCATATTAATCCCCTACTCTCGGCGCACGAATTATTGCACTATTCTCTGTAATCATTACTACGGGTTGGTCATCACCAATGAATACATTAATGATATCCCCTTTATTGAAAAACTTATGAAGAGGACTACTGAATAAAACAGTAGATGATTCTCCTACTGTAGCATTATATTCTATCTCCTCTTGATACGACGATATCTGCCTATCCGAAGATATTATAAATTTAGCATTAGATAGTTCATCCTCTTCAATAAAGTTCATTTTGTATATACCATGATTAACTACTTCACAAGCATCAATAGCATTATGGAACACATCTCCTTTTATTTGAATCCCACATCTTAGGTTAATTTCTCCCATTTTAAATACAGTTATTAACTCCTCTTCAAAAGAAAACGGCCAATAATTTAAGAACCTAGTTATTCTCCCACCATATGGATGACGAATTACTATCGGCATTGTCGCCTTTTTACCTGACGATTGCATTACCACAGTATCTCCTACAACAAATGTAATTTCGTCATCCATTTTAGTTAGATATTTTTTAATTGTATCTATTTCTAATATAAAAGAACCCTCACCTTCAATTTCTGCTGGAATTGATTTCACAGCAGTAGTTGAATCATCCGAATTAACTAACAATAGTTCGTTATCTCTTGTTTCAAAATAGGCATATTCTCCTAAAGACTTTGAAGATAGTCCCGTAGTTGTTGCCCATTTACCCTGTAATTGGACATTTTTCATCGCCTCGATTATATCTTTCTTATTAACTTGAACTTCCATATTTTCACCTCTTGCTTACACTCATGGGGAACAGATTAGAGGACACAAAAACCCCTTTAGTCTAAGTCGCCAAACCACATCTGTTTTTATTTAGACAAACCCCTGTGTGTAAATTTAAATTTCCCTCTTTTGCATTTCGGGTATTCCCAGCCACTTTGATTTCTTAGAATCGGATTCAAAAATAGTCCAAATCTTACCAACCATATCGGGGTTAGTTTTACTACTCGCTAATTTAGCGACATATTTTATTTTACTTCCAACAGATTCATCTTTAATATGAATCATTTGATTCATTTTATCCGGCACATCTTTGTGCCAACTTGGGACATGCCCTGTTGGATTCGGATTCATGTGGTCGGAAAAAGTTGGCTTAAGATGAGTGATGAAAACCTTATCGCATTGTAACTTTAGCACAGAAATAAACACTTCATTGTGGTCAATATTTCTAGCACCATAAGCCGTTGGCGGAATTGGGTCACTCATTTTCTTTCTATCACCCTTTACTCTTTCGTAGCGCAATTTATTCGTAGCGCAATCATTCCATTTATCCATACCATCTACTACGAAGGCTCTAATTTTCGCCCCCTCAGTAATTAAGTCATTAGTTTCACGAATGAAGTTTAATGAATTTTGCATGGTTCTTGCATAATTTTCTGTTCCATCACTATTGTAATGGTTAGGACAATAAACATAGATATTGGGGTCGTTGTCCCAACATGTTTTCCATGTTACTTCTGCCCCGTCATCATAATCTAAAAAGCGAATAATATGCCCTTCTTCAACTTCTTTAGGGGTTCTAATGTCTAGGGCTAGGCCCGATTTACCTTGTTTGGCTTTAGCCACGATTGAAATAACTTGGAAAGAATGCTTTCTTTTTAATTGCTCTTTCCGATTCTCAAAAGTTAGTTTTTTCCATTGTTGATATTGAAGTTCTAATTGAACT